TGGATGAAGCCACTGCGGCGGCAGAGCGGTTTGAGGCGACGCTCGGGGATGCCGGGCGGGCGGCGACGGATGCGGGAACTGCAGCCGGGGCTGCGGCTGCTGCGGCCGAACCCGATACCGAAGCCGCCGTCTCTGGCTGGCGGGCGGTCACCACGGCGCTGTCGGACTATGCCAGCAAGGCCCGCGATATCGGCGGGGACATTGGCCAGAGCCTCGTCAGTGCATTTCAATCGGCCGAGAATGCGGTCGGCGAGTTCGTGAAGACCGGCAAGTTGAAGTTTGGCGATCTGGTCACCTCGCTGATCGCCGATCTGGCAAAACTCGGCGCGCGCAAGTTCATCCTCGGGCCAATTGCCAACGCGCTCGGTGGGGTGCTTGGAGGTGTTGGTGGTGCGGGTGGGATATTCGCCAATATCCTGCATGCGGGCGGTATGGTCGGATCGGGAGGGCCATCGCGCATGGTGCCAGCGCTGGCTTTTGCAGCCGCCCCACGCATGCATTCCGGCGGCGTCGCCGGGCTGCGGCATGACGAGGTCCCGGCAATCCTGCAGCGCGGCGAGCGAGTGCTGTCACGGCGGGAGGCACAGAACTACGGCGCGGGCGGCAATGTCAGCGTCACCATCATGGCCCGCGACGCCGAAAGCTTCCGGCAATCCCGCACGCAAGTTGCGGCCGACATTGCCCGTGCGGTCTCGCTCGGGCGGAGGGGCATGTGAGTGCGACCCCGCAAGTGGGAACCGGTTGCGGGGACCAGAGCATGAACCATGGAGAGACTTGATGGCATTTCATGAGGTCCGGTTTCCTGACAATATCAGCCGGGGCGCACGCGGCGGTCCGGAACGGCGCACCCAGATCGTCGAACTGGCCTCGGGCGACGAGGAACGCAACGCCAGCTGGGCCAATTCGCGCCGCAGGTATGATGTGGCCTATGCCATTCGCCGCGCCGACGATCTGGCGGCTGTCGTGGCATTTTTCGAGGCGCGGAACGGCCGCCTGCATGGCTTTCGGTTCAAGGACTGGGGCGATCACAAGTCCTGCCTGCCCTCGGGTACGCCATCGCCGATTGATCAGGGGATCGGGACTGGCGATGGCGCGACGACCGGCTTCCAGCTGGTAAAGCGATACGCCTCCGGCGCGCAGTCCTGGACGCGCGCCATCACCAAGCCGGTGGCGGGCAGCGTGCGCGTCGGGCTAGCGGGCGTCGAGCAACCGTCGGGCTGGTCGGTCGACGCCATGACCGGCCTCGTCACCTTTAGTTCCGCGCCCGGCGCTGGCGTCGCGATCACCGCAGGGTTCGAATTCGACGTGCCGGTCCGCTTCGACAGCGACGCGCTCGATGTGACGCACGACCTCGAACGACTGGGCTCGATCACCTCCATTACATTGCTGGAACTGCGCCGATGAAAAATATGAACCCTGGCCTGCAAGCCCATCTCGACGAGGGCACGACGACGCTGTCCTGGTGCTGGCGGATTGCCCGCGCAGACGGCGTGAGCTTCGGCTTCACCGATCATGATCGGACGCTGAGGTTTGACGGCACCGTTTTCGAGCCGGACAGCGGGCTCACGGCATCTGAAGTTCGTTCAGGTTCGGACCTGTCGGTGGATGCGCAGGACGCAGAGGGCGTGCTGACCTCCGACCGGATCACCGAGACCGATATCCTCGACGGCCGCTGGGACAACGCGGATGTCGAGGTCTGGCGGGTCAACTGGGCCGACACAGGTCAGCGCGTGCTGATGCGACGCGGCGCCATCGGTCAGATCCGACGCGGGCGGTTGGCCTTCGTGGCCGAGGTGCGATCGCTGGCCCATGTCCTCGGCCAGACGGTGGGGCGGACGTTTCAGGCGACCTGCGACGCCGAGCTCGGCGATGCGCGCTGCGGCGTTGATCTTGAGGATCCGGCCTTCAGAGGCATGGGAACCGTCCTTGACCTGCTGCGCGACCGCGCCTTCACCGCCTCCGGCCTCGGCGGCTTTGCCTCCGGCTGGTTCACTTTCGGCACTATTGAGTGGACCAGCGGTGCGAATACAGGGCGGCGTGCGGAGATAATTTCGCATGACGTGGCAGACGGCATTGCGGTGCTGACGCTGCTCGAAGCGCCGGTGCGGTCCATCGCCGAGGCCGCCACATTCACGATCCGTGCGGGTTGCGACAAACGTATGGAAACCTGCGCTGCGAAATTCGCCAATGCCATCAACTTTCGCGGCTTTCCGCACATTCCCGGTCAGGATGCGGTTCTCCGCTATGCCACCAAAGATGGCGGGCACGAGGGTGGCGTGCTGTGAGCGCCGCCAACTCGGAGCACGTCATTGCAATTGCGCGCAGCTGGCTCGGCACACCGTATCACGATCAGGCCAGCCTCCGGGGCGTCGGCTGCGACTGCCTTGGGCTGGCACGCGGCGTCTGGCGCGAGGAGGTGGGCCCCGAGCCGTTCCCGATTCCGCCCTACAGCCGGGATTGGGGCGAGACCGGCCCGCGCGAGGTGCTGGCCGATGGCGCGCGGAGGATGATGATCGAGGTGGAGCCTGTGGCGGCCGGTCCCGGCGCACTTGTCCTGTTTCGCATGACACCGTGTGCCATCGCCAAGCATGTCGGGATCCTCACTGGTCCGGGCAGCTTCCTCCACGCCTATGAGCGGCTCGGCGTGATCGAGGAACCGCTCACGCCATCATGGCGTCGGCGCATCGCCTTTGCCTTTCTGTTTCCCCAACGCTGAGATTTCGACATGGCCACACTCGTTCTCGGTGCCGCAGGTGCGGCCATTGGAGGAAGCATCGGCGGGGGAATTCTCGGGGTCAGCGCCGTTACGATCGGCGGTTACATCGGCTCTACCATCGGATCGGTGGTCGACAGCTGGATCGTCTCGTCGCTTGCACCGACGCAACGGATCGAAGGCGCGCGGATGGACAATCTGCGGATCACCTCGGCCACCGAAGGGGCCGTGATCCCGCGGCTTTACGGCCGGATGCGGATCGGCGGCAACATCATCTGGGCGACCGATTTCCGAGAAGAGACGAACACCACGACGCAAGGCGGCGGCAAGGGAGGCGGGGGTGGTGGCAAGGTCAAAACGACCGAGTATCTGTACTATGCGTCGTTCGCGGTCGCACTCTGCGAAGGTCCGATCACCGGCATCGGCCGCGTCTGGGCCGACGGCAAGCCGATGGCTCTGTCCGGTGTGACGTGGCGCTGGTATCCAGGCGACGAGGCACAGGGGGCGGATCCGTTCATCGCCGCAAAGATGGGCACTGGCAACGCGCCAGCCTATCGCGGCACCGCCTATGTCGTCTTCGAAGATCTGGCGCTCGCGAATTTTGGAAACCGTCTGCCGCAGCTGTCCTTCGAGGTGTTCCGCCCGCTGGCTGATCCCGACACCGCCGAAGGCCTGACCCGCGCTGTCACCATGATCCCGGCCTCCGGCGAGTTTGCCTATGCCACGGGCGCGATCCGCAAGGGTGGCAGCGGAGCAACGCAGGCCGAGAACCTGAACGCCCGGGCCGATGTGCCAGACATGGTGGTGGCGCTGGACCGGCTGCAAGCATCCGCGCCGAAGGTCGAGAGCATCAGCCTGGTGGTGTCCTGGTTCGGCGATGATCTCCGCGCTGGGCACTGTCAGGTCCGGCCCAAAGTCGAACTCGCTGCCAAAAACACCACGCCAGCGGCATGGTCGGTGAATGGCGTGAGCCGCTCTGCCGCGCATCTGGTCAGTCGCGATGATCAGAACCGGGCGAATTTCGGCGGCACGCCTGCGGATTTCACGGTGGTGCAAGCGATCCGGGAAATGAAAGCCCGAGGGCTGCGCGTCACCTTCTATCCGTTCCTGATGATGGATGTGCCGCACGGCAACACCCTGCCGAACCCGTATTCCGACAACGCGGCCGGGACGGGCCAGCCCGCCTTTCCATGGCGAGGGCGGATCACCTGTTCGCCTGCAGCGGGTTATGTCGGATCGATGGACAAGACCGCCACGGCTACGACGCAGGTCGCGGCGCTCTTTGGCAGCGCCAGCCCTTCAGACTTTGCTGTTTCCGGCGAGAACGTCAGCTGGACCGGCGCGTCCGGTGATTGGGGCCTACGCCGCATGGTGCTGCACTATGCCCATCTCTGCGCGGTCGCGGGCGGGGTCGATGCCTTCCTGATCGGCTCGGAGATGCGTGGGCTCACGACAATCCGTTCCGGGGCCAGCACTTATCCGGCGGTGCAGGCGTTGCGCGACCTGGCGGCGGATGTGCGGGCGATCCTTGGGGCGTCGACGAAGATCAGCTACGCGGGCGACTGGTCGGAATATTTCGGTCACCAGCCGGGCGATGGCAGCGGCGACGTGTTCTTCCACCTCGATCCGCTCTGGGCCGATCCGGAGATCGATTTCATCGGCATCGACAATTACATGCCGCTCTCGGATTGGCGCGACGGATTCGATCATGCCGATGCAGCCGAAGGCTGGCCTGCGGTCTATGACCGGTCCTACCTGCAGGCAAATATCGCAGGCGGCGAAGGGTTTGAGTGGTTCTACGGCTCCGAGGCTGATCGCGCCGCGCAGGTGCGGACGGAGATCACCGATGGCGCGGCCAGCAAACCGTGGGTTTTCCGCACCAAGGATCTGCGAAGCTGGTGGTCGAACCCGCATTATAACCGCCCGGGTGGGGTGGAGAGCGGTAGCCCGACGGCATGGGTGCCACAGTCGAAGCCGATCTGGTTTACCGAGCTTGGCTGCCCCGCCATTGACCGCGGCACCAATCAGCCCAACGTCTTCTTCGACCCGAAGTCCTCGGAGAGTGTCACGCCGTATTTCTCACGTGGCTGGCGGGATGATGCAATCCAGCGGGCCTATCTCGAGGCGACATACCTCTGGTGGGCGACCCCGGCGAATAATCCGGTGTCATCTGTCTACAGCGGCCGAATGGTGCATGTACCCGAATGCGCCGCCTGGACATGGGACGCGCGGCCCTATCCCTTCTTTCCGGAACTGACCGATGTCTGGACCGATGGGCCGAACTGGCGGCTGGGTCACTGGCTGACAGGGCGGCTGGGGGCGGTGTCGTTGGCGGCACTGGTCCGCCACCTCTGCTTGCGGGCGGGCATACCCAAGACCCGGCTCGATGTCAGCGGCCTCTGGGGCGCGGTGGAAGGCTATGCGATTGTTGCGCTGGAAAGCCCGCGCGCTTCGATCACCACGCTGTCGCGCCACTTTGGGTTCGACGCGGTCGAGACCGAGGGCATGATCCGGTTTGTGATGCGCGGGCGCGCCGCCGTAGCAAGCGTGACGCACGACGATCTCGTCGCGGCCCGCGAGGGCGACGTGC